TTCATATTTAAGTAGAGCAGAAGAATACTACAAAACAGGAGATACAGAGGCTTGTGGTTATATATCTTATTTACTATGGGGTGGTAAATCGGCAAAGAGTTGGGCAGAAAGCAAAATCAATAAGAATGAAAAATAACAATAGTACACCGAGTAGAACAAGTCCAAGAGCAAGTAAAAGAGGTTGCTTATGTAAGGATGGTAAATACTCAAAAAAGTGTTGTGATGGTAGCTTACAAGCACAAGGAATAGGTAGAACCTCAACTACTGTATAAACGAAAATACAAATTAATTTTTTTAATACTATATAATTATATGAAACCAAGTGAAATGTTAAATCAAGTAAAAACACTTTTAGGTGTTGAAGTAAAACTTGAGCAAATGAAATTAGAAAACGGAACTGTTTTAGAAGCAGATAAATTTGAAGCAGGAAACGAAATCTTTATCGTAACAGAAGATGAAAGAGTAGCTTTACCTGTTGGAGAATATGTTTTAGAAGATGGTCAAACTTTAGTAATCGAAGAAGAAGGTATCATTAAAGAAATGAAATCTGAAAACGAAGAAGAAGAAGTTGAAGTAGAGGTTGAGGCAAAAGAAGAAGAAGAAAAAGAAGAAATGGGTTATGCTACTAAAGAAGAACTTGCAGAGGTTAAATCAATGATTGAAGAAATCAAAGCAATGTTAGAGCCTAAAGAAGAAATGAGCGAAGAACCAAAAGAGGAATTAAGCGAGGAAGTAAAAGAAGAAAAACAAGAATTATCTTCTGATGTTGTAAATGAAATTCCTGAAGAAGTAAAACAAGAATTATCTGAACCTGCTGCTGAACCAATTAACACAAACGCAGAAGTTTCTAAAACAGAAGTAAAATTCAATATAGCATCTAAAAGAAAGATGTCTACATTAGATAGAGTAATGAATAAAATAAATCAACTTTAATAATAATTTAAAATTAAATAAAAATGAGTGTATCTTTAACATCAACTTATGCAGGGGAATTTTCAGGCAAGTATATTGCTGCTGCATTATTATCGGCATCTACTTTAGATAGTGGTGCTATTTCTATTTTACCAAACGTAAAGTTTAAATCTGTTATCCAAAAAGGAGCAACTGATGACATCGTAAAAGATGCGTCTTGTGACTTTGTAACTAATCAAGGAACTTTAACTTTAACAGAAGCAATCTTACAACCTGAAGAATTCCAAGTAAATTTAGAGTTATGTAAGAAAGACCTACATAGTTCTTGGGAAGCTGCTCAAATGGGCTATTCTGCTTTTGATAATTTAGCACCATCTTTCGCTGAATTTGTAATTTCTCACGTTGCTGCAAAAGTAGCTGATAGAACAGAGAAAAATATTTGGAGTGGAGCAACTGCAACAAGTGGACAATTCGATGGGTTTACTGCAAAGTTAACTGCTGATAGTGATGTAATTGATGTAGCTGCTGCAACTGTAACTTCTGCAAACGTAATTGCTGAAATGGGTAAAGTAGTAGATGCTATTCCAACTGCAGTTTACGGACAAGAAGATTTAACTTTATACGTTTCTTCAAATGTAGCAAGAGCATACATTAGAGCATTAGGAGGTTTCGCTGCAACTATCGGTGCAAATGGTTCTGATAACAAAGGAACTCAATGGTACAATGGTGGAGAGTTATCTTTCGATGGTATCAACATTTTTGTTGCTAAAGGATTAGCAGATGACACTATGATTGCTGCTCAAAAATCAAACTTATATTTCGGAACAGGTATCTTAAATGACCAAAACGAAGTGAAAGTAATTGATATGTCAGACATCGATGGTTCACAAAATGTAAGAGTAATAATGAGATTTACTGCAGGAGTACAACACGTATTCGGTGGAGATATTGTTCTTTATTCATAGTAAATTAATTAATAATCATTAAAGAGGGTGGGTATGTTTATTTCACACCTACCCTTTTTTATTAAAAACAAAAAAATATGGCTTGTTCATTAACAACAGGTAGAAGAGTACCTTGTAAATCGGCAGTAGGTGGTATAAAAACTATTTACTTTGCTGATTATGGAACTTTAGGAGATGCTACCATATCTGCAGGAGAAATAACTGCATTTTCACAAAATCCATCTTGGTTTCAATTTGATGTAAAAGGTAGTTCTGCTTTAGAAACTGCTATTAACTCATCAAGAGAAAATGGTACAACTTTCTATGAAAGTACATTAACTATGTCTTTAACTTTTCAAGACAAAGAAACACAAGAAGAATTAAAATTAATTGCACACGCAAGACCTCACGCAGTTGTAGAAGATTATAATGGGAATTATTTCTTATTAGGATTAGAACACGGAGCAGAGGTAACAGGTGGTTCTATTTCTACAGGAGCAGCAATGGGAGATTTAAGTGGTTACTCTTTAACGATAGTATCACAAGAAACTGCACCTCCTTACTTTGTTTTAGGTTCTGTTATTACTGATGATGTATCAGATAATCAAATAGACCCAACACCTGCGGTTTAATTATTTATAATTTAACTTTATATTAAAGGGGTATCTTAACGGATACCTTTTTTTTTGTTTCTATGCAAAAAATAGTATTTATTACTATATACTAATATGAAAGTATTAACGACAAGTACAAACCCACAAACTATAAAAGTTATACCGAGAGTTTATGTTGCATCTGTTACTTTAAAATTAAGAGATGATAGCACAAATGAGGTAACTACTGCAAGTGTAGATACTGTTACTGATAAAGACTATTTAAGCCTTTCTTATGCATTTAATTTAAAAGAGGGTAGATATTATGATTTAACTCTTTTAGATGGTTCTAATGTGATATATTTAGATAGAGTGTTTTGTACAGACCAAACAATAAACCAAGATACCAATGATTACTATTCAGTTAATAAAAATGAGTATGTAAGTAAGAGTGGTAATAATGATTATATAGTTTTATAATATGAATGATTTAAGAGTTTTAAATTTATCGACTTATACAAGTCCTAAAATAAAAGAAACGAAAACAGATAACTTTGTTTCTTATGGAGAGGACAATAACTACTTTCAGTTTTTAATTGACAGGTATAATGGTAGTGCTACAAACAATGCTATTATAAATGGAATGTCAGAAATGATATTTGGTAAGGGTTTAGATGCTACGGATAGCAATAGAAAACCTGAAGCCTATGCACAAATGGTTTCTTTATTCCACGATGATTGTGTAAGAAGATTAGCATCTGATTTAAAGTTAATGGGGCAATGTGCTATGCAGGTTATTTATTCTAAAGACAGAAAGAAAATAGCAAGAGTAGAGCATATTCCTGTACAAACATTAAGAGCAGAAAAGTGTAACGAGAAAGGAGAAATAGAAGCATATTATATGCATCCTGATTGGGCAAACTATAAAAAGAATGACACACTAAAAAGAATAGAAGCATTTGGTTATGGTAACGAACCAATACAAATATATTACGTTAAACCTTATAAGGCAGGTTATAAATACTATTCTCCTGTCGATTATCAAGGTGGTATTCAATATGCAGAGTTAGAAGAAGAAATATCTAACTACCATATAAATAATATTATGAATGGATTAGCACCAAGTATGTTAATCAATTTTAATAATGGTACTCCTGACCCTGAACAAAGACAATTAATAGAAAACAGAATATATCAAAAGTTTAGTGGTTCTTCTAATAGTGGTAAGTTTATTTTATCTTTTAATGATGATGCAAATACTGCTGCAAGTATAGAGCCAATACAATTAAGTGATGCACATAACCAATACCAATTCCTTTCTGATGAAAGTATGCGTAAAATAATGGTAGCACACCGAGTTGTTTCTCCTATGTTATTAGGTGTAAAAGATAGTAGTGGATTGGGTAATAATGCAGATGAATTAAAGACTGCATCTTTATTAATGGATAACACAGTTATTAGACCATTTCAGACACTTTTAATAAAAGCCTTTGATGATATATTAGCTTTCAATGATATTAGCTTAAACCTTTATTTTAAGACATTACAACCTTTAGAATTTAAAGAGTTGGATAATGTAGTAGATGAAGAAACAAGAGAGGAAGAAACAGGTGTTAAGTTATCTAAAGAAAACGAAGATTTTAATGATGAAGAAATGCTTAATGCATTATATGGAGAAGAAATATCTGATGAATGGGAACTTGTAGAAAAAAGAGAATATTCAGAAGAAAATGAAAGTGTAGAAGATTGGGCAGGTAAATTAATAAAGGAAAAGAAAAGTACTTTAAATAAATTAGCAGGCTTTATAAAATCAAAACCAAACGATAAAAGTAAGTTAGATAAGAGTTATTACAAAATAAGATATGAATATTCAGAAAAGTATTCAAGTGGTAATTCAAGAGAGTTTTGTAAGAATATGATGGGTAGAACTGCTAAAGGTGTTGTATATAGAAAAGAAGATATAGACCAAGCAAGTTTTCAAGGTGTAAACAATTCTTTTGGTCATAAAGGACAAAATTATAGTTTATTTAAATATAAAGGAGGCGTAAATTGTGGGCATTATTGGAGTGAGAATTTATACAGATTAAAATCTAAAACAGAAAAGTATATCTCAAAAGGTAAAGAAGTAGACAACATACCAAAGAGTTATGTACCAAAAGGAGAAGAATATAAGACTGCAGAAATAGCACCAAAGGATATGCCTAATAATGGACACCACCCAAACTATAAAGGATAAGATATGGCAACAGCATTATTTATAAATAGAACAGATTTAGTAAAGAACAGTATTCTTGATGGTAACACAGATACTGACAAGTTCATACAGTTTATTAAAGTAGCACAACAAATAAACATACAGAATTATTTAGGTACTGATTTATACAATAAAATAAGTGCAGATATATTAGCAGGTACATTAACAGGAAACTATTTAGCTTTAGTAGAAGATTACGTTCAACCAATGTTAATACACTATGCTATGATGGAGTACTTACCTTTTGCTGCATATCAGATAAAGAATGGTGGTATTAGTAAACACAATTCTGAAAATGCAGATGGTGTATCTAAAGAAGAAGTGGACTATTTAGTACAGAAGCAAAGAAACTTTGCAGAGTATTACACAAGAAGATTTATCGATTACATTTCTTTTCACGAAGAAGATTTCCCTGAATACAATAGTAATAACAATGAGGATATAAGTCCTGATACAAATGATTTGTTTAACGGATGGGTTTTGACTTTAACATTATTATTAACTTTATGTATGTAATGAAAGTAACATATAAACCAAAACAATCTAACATAATTAAGTTAGAGAAATATTTAACTGACAAAAAAGATAAAAATGATAAATTGGGGAAAAATATATAATACAACCTATTGGGGTATTGGAGTAATAAATGACATCTTTTGGGGTATTGTTTACTACAATAATAAAGTAAGAAAAGACTTTGT